GAGTTTTCTAGTCATAGCCTGTTTGAAATCAGCTTGTGCTAAAGTCTTCTCTGCTCTAGCTTGCCTCTGCTCTAGTTGATGTAACTTAGAACCAACTGCTGATACACCTCTACCAAATCCGGCTAATGCACTTCCGCCTATCCTCGCTGCTGACGATGATTGGAATCCTGTAGGGTTTGAAGGAGCTAATCTTTGACTCTCTTTGAATGATGGTATCGTTGCCATAGTTATCCTATATTAAGCTTGCTATTAAGCTTGCCGAACCAGATAGGATAGTCCCACCGGCTTGTAAGAAGTTAGTTGTAGGGTCTGTTAATCTCGCTGCATTAGCTCTAGCTGCATGTGCTTTCAACGCTGCTTCCTCTACCTGCATCTTACCCTGTAATCTAATAGCTGCCATCTCATCTTCGGCTGCTCTAAAACTGTCGTTAAGTATATCAATAGCAGTACCAGAAATCTCAAAGCCTGATGCTCCAAGTCCGGCCATCTGCTCACCTATCTGTAGTTCAGACTGACGTGCAAATATGTCTTGCTCACGTTGAGAGGCTGCCGCAGCAAACTCAGCTTGCTCATCCAACCATAAGGCGTTCTGTCTCTCAGCTTCCGCTTGAGCTTTGTTAGCTTGTATCTTCCCAAATACACTGAGGGCTGAACCTGCTGCAAATAGGGCTAGACCTGGTGCCATATTAACCTCCGTTATTAGACCCTCTCATAACCATACCTAGTATGTTCATCGGGAGAGGCTCATCTGTTTCCACTATTACAAAGTTCTCATCATCTGGTGACTGAGGTAAGTCCACTTGAACATTACCAGAGAACTCTACAGTAGGGTCTTCTAATTCAAAATCATATAGTGACGAACCAACAGAACCATAAGTCCCTGTCTTCGTCTTATATAGTTTAAGTGTAACACGATCTATTCTATTTATATCGCCCTGACTATTCAAGAGTGGATTAGGCCCTACCTCTAAATTAAGAGTGATTAGCCTAGATGTGTACTGTAGTCCTACCAGTAACGTAGCTCCTTCGACACCCGGAATAACATTACCTGAACCATCTACAGTTAAATCCTTGTAGACAGTACCAGTAGTTACGTCGATAGCTGTTACCACTGTACTAGCTGCGTATGAAGTAGGATACTCACCCGGAGTTCCTCCCTCTATAGTTAATTCAGAATAGTCTAAGTAGTGATCGAAAGCTTCCTTATCAGTCAGACGTAACACCTGCATACCCACACCACTTGGTGCTACATAGCCAACAAGGTCAATCTTGTCTGTGATTACGTTTAAAGTATCGTCACCGGATAATTCTTTCTCTACATAGAAATCAACTACATTACCTTCTACTGGTACAGAACTAAATCCTGTAACCTGTGCTGATCTGTGGAGAGTTACTGAGTATAATTTATTATCATCAGTCATGAAATATAAAGTATTAGAAGGTGCATACCAAGTTAATTTCTTTATCCTAGAACTGCCTATTAGATCGTCTGAAAGAGTAGTAATATTCCTAGAAATGAAAGAACCATTATCATTCGAGTAACCAATCTCGTGTATAGACTTCCTATCTCTTGATACATAGTAAATAAAGTTATCAGCAGATGAAGCCTGTATAGATGCTCCACCTTCCCTAGTTTGTGGTAGTGCTGTCCCCGCTGCCATATCCACGGCGAACTCTGTAGATGTAGTGCCTACTAGTAAAGTCCTAGCTGACTTCATCCAAGAGATTGCATCGCCTTGGGAATCCCCTAGTGTCCTCTCGAAAGGGGAAGCGGCTGTTACTACAGGTGTCCTACTGTAAGTACCTTCCGACCCTTGAGTGGAATCGAAGTAAAAATTAAACTCAAACATAGACCCTACTTCTGAACTCCATAGAGTTGTAGGTTGAGTCTTGTTACCACCGAAGACTAATGCTCCGTTATGCATCTGTACGGTCTTAGGCCATCCACGATAGTTAGACCAGTTGGCTTCATACCAGTAATCCGAGGCTGCTCCTGTAGGAGTATTAGCGACTAGGACAACAGTACCGGATACCGATGTTGAACTATTGTATGTAACAACCTTAAAAGCATACGTATTAAAGTTGGGAGCTGTTCCACCTTGATCTACATAGAAGAAAGTGTTCTCATGCCCTTCATCAAATATAGGATCAGAGGCTACGAACGTAAGTGAGGCCCCAATAGTAGGCGTAGCACTTGGTGATATAGTTGTAGATGTATTATTAGGCTTACCTATAGGCATACCAAATACTCTGTGTGTATTAACTTGGCTAGTTGAATCAGCTGATAAAGTTATCTCATCAGTCCAGTTCTGGAACGTGAACTTACTACTTAACGGTAGCGCACTTGGGAAAGTCTCGCTGATTATAATAGGCTCTAAATCACCAGTGGCGTGTACTATAATTAAGTCTCTATTATGCTGTACCCAACCTAATTGAGAAGCGTCATCCACGTTCTCTAAGTTAGTAATAACCCCTGCACTTATAAAATCGTTTGTAAACGTAGGGTCATTCTCCTGATATATCTCAGCGTTGTTACCAACTTTTACAATGACGTTAACAGTAGAACCATCGAGTTGTGTGAATGGGATACGAGTGTAGTTACCTAGAGTATCTACGAAATCATTCCCACCAAGTTTAAATCCATTACGCCTAGATGCTCCACCTGATCTGTAGATGTGCATGTTAGTCAGTTCTTTTAAACCTGTCTTATACTCATTCACCTCTGTACGTGAAACTAGCTTAGGGCTGACCTGCCCAGAAATGAATGAGTTCTGCATATAGTGATATCTAGGCATTTTATCTCCTACGGTATATCGTGCACAAAAGGAATGTCAGAAGCAAAGTGATCTCTAGCTACCAAGAAACTATCATCAGTCAACTGAGGAGGTGTTCCTTCCTGAGCGTTGAATGACCTAGCTTGTGCTAGTGCGAACTCTTTCTCTTGCTGTAATTGCGACCTATAAGCTTTATCCTGCACTAGTGCATAAGATAAGTCATAGGCTATATCTAAGGCTAGGGCTTCTTCAAAAGCAGGTGAGAATATATCCTCATCAACTTCTGCGATATACCTAACTCTGATTGTATCATCATTTGCTAATATAGTTTCGCCTTCCATCTTCCACTCTTTAGATAAGACTTCCAAATCTAAGATTCTTAAATAATCTGTTGGTAGATCGAATTTGTTATCAAACCCAAATACAGGTACTTCACCTGTAGCAGTGAGTTCTTCTCTTTGGATAGCGAAGTTCCAAGGATCATTGTAAAGCATCTTACGCTTTGACTTTGAGTATTGTTGATTGCAGAGCTTAGCTCTTTTATTGTTATCTGTAAGAGCAGTGATAGGTTCCGCCCCTAATTTGATTAATGCTGAATTGCAAATATCTAGCTGCGTAGCCATATCATCTCCAAGAAAAGGGAAGCCCTTGGTGGATAGTTACCAAGGGCTAAGAGTATTCTAGTCGATTACGTATAATAGTTCAACTTTAACTAAGTCACCAGACCAACCAACAGAATCAACTGATGCTGATAAGATAACGTCAACGTCTTCAGAAAAACGCTTGTTAATTAGTCCTGCTTCTGTAGCAGATAAATCTCTTTCCTCGTTTACAGCCGCGTTACCTGCGATACCTGCGATAAAAGAATCAGCGTCAGCTGCTTCGTTCTCACCTGCTCCATTACCTAGAGCTAAAGTACCACCAGTACCACCCGGAGCTACGATGTGTGCTTTAACAACAACAGCGTTAGCAGGTAGTTTGGCTACGAAAAGAGAATCAGCAGTAGTGATCTCTGCACCTAATGTAACGTCAGCGTAGATACGTCTGATACGTCCATTTAATTCACCCGGAAGTAATTTCTCAACAGGCTCGCTGATAAGAGACTTCTGGTATTGATTTGAATAAAAGTTAGCCATTGCTATCTCCTCATAAGAGAGGGCCGAAGCCCCCTAAGTTTTTATTATTCTTTACAGAAAACTTCTACAACACGTACTTCTTCCATACGTGTTCCACCGATAGACATTGATGCATACACTTGGTGAGCATAATGTTTACCCGGAAGCTCGTCGATTCTACCTTTAACTTCTGAAGCAGTAGCTAAAAGAACACCCGGCATAGACCAAGCAAAACAACGTCTTGAACCGATTGGCATAGTAGCACTACCGGCTCCAACAGAACCGTCAGTCTCATCGTAAGTAATAGCCGCAGTAGTTACAGGAAGTCTTTCAATTCTGATGAATTTGAATCCCATAAAAGTATCTACGTCACCTTGTACTAGAGACTTAACAGAAGCGTAGTCAGCGTTAGTGATTTCTAACTGACCTAACATGTTATCTAACTGCTCAGCAGTGATAGCCATGTAAAGTGTTTCGTCAAAGATTTCATTTTGGTTAAACTTCTTCTTGATCGCTCTCAAAGTTTTAACAGTAAGACCTGAACCAGTAAGAGTTGTTCCGTCAAAACCTGCGATTCTGTTTGAATCTGCTAAGTCTACAGGAGTTCCACCATCAACACCTGCTGATGCTGTACCTAAAGCAGAATCAATAATCACGTCATCCATAGCTCTTGCAAGTGCCATCTTAGCAGCTTGAGCATATTCAGACTCAGGGTTCATGATGATACGAAGCTTATCTTCCTTATCAACTAAATCAGCGTGGAAGTAATCTTCAGTAGTTACTCTACGTCTTGAATGTGGAGTGTCTTGGTAAGTAGTATCAGAGTGACGACCTGTTTTCTTCATAGCCGTTACTGCACCGATTCTGTCATAAAAAGCAGATTCAGCATTTTGTGTTTCTCTTCTTACGAATGGCGCAAGACGAGAATCTTTCTGTTGAGCTAAGTGGAAAACATTACTTGAGTATTGCTTAACCATAGCTTCTGTAATTTGAAAAGACATAAACTATTCCTTGTTACGTTTAAGTTATTGTTATTACGTTTAACTGTTATCCTTATGGGCAGTTGAGTTCATACCTACATGTCTTGGGCCATACGGTTATCCTATAGATATACAATAGAATAACCGATACATGCGTCAAGTCAAGCCTAACTAGCTAAAACTTCCTGATATTTCAACATATCAGCTACAGCTTTAGAGTGGTTAGGGTGATCTTTATTCCAGTAAGGGTGATCCATATCAGCCATCATGGAGTTAGCTTTATCCTTAGCTTCATCTTTAGTAAGACCAAAGTGCTTAACAGCGTTTGGATCAAACGTATCTTCGTTCATCTTGCTTCCAAGGTTGGCGAAGAATTTAATAAGTGTAGGGTCAGTAGCTAATCCTGATTCCTTTAAGTAGTTCTTAAACGAGTCATCAGCCAGAGTATTGAGAGCCTCTCTTGCTGTTGCCACCTGCTTGTCGAAGCCGTTTCCCCACTCCTTTCTAAGTGAAGCCAAGTTTTCTTGCTGAGTAAGCTTCTGTGCTTCGGCTGCTTCTGCGTTAGAAGTTTCGATTTGTCCGTGTAAGAACCCGAACATTGCTTCTGCTTGCTTCGGCATGACTCCGGCTTTATGTGCAGTTTCGATAAAGGATTTCTTAAAGTCGTCACCATACTTAGCTTCTCCAAAGTCTACTTCATACTTGTCAAGCTCAGGTCTACCTAGCTTATTGTAAAATGCACTGATGTCTTCTTCAGTTGCATGTTCATCAGGAAGAACGATCTTGTCCTTACCAACCATCTTCTGTCCATGGATATAACTCTTAACTAATGAGTTAATGTCCTTGATAGCTCCCATAGATGGGTCATTAGCTAGTTCAGAATCAACACCTGCTAACCATCCTTCTGAGATAGTTGTCGGCTCTACTGGATCAGTAGTAGTCGTAGTGTCAGGCGCTCCACCTCCTGTTAAATCAACAGGGTCAGTAGCTTGTTCTTGTTTCATGTAATACTTAAATTTCATAATCTTTCTCCAATTGTCCTTTAACGATTCTTGCGAATTGCTCAGGGTCGGTGTTTATAGTTTTAAGGATACGCATCACTACTGAGCGCGCACCCTCGTTATAGGCGTGTACGTGTGGGTCTGAATCGAATGTACTGTCGAGAATACTAAACGTCTTCATCAGATCGTGTAATACAATCTGACCATCTTCCGAATTAAATACAGCACTGTATCTTGAAAACAGTGCTACCTGTTCCTTTTCTTTCTTGCCAAAAATATCCATTAAACATTCGCCTCCGTTGCTGTCTTGGCTACATCAGCTTGTTGCTGAGCAGTCTCAAGTTCTTGTTGTTCTTTCATCTGTTGTTGTCTCTGCTGTCTTAATGTAGCAACATCTTCCTCATCTAGTAAGTACTTAGCGTTCAATCCGAACTTAGCTACTGTATCCCTAGTGATAACATCACCATTAAAGTTATCTAGCATCTGCGGTTTAGTCTGTGCTAGTGGAGCGATCAAGTTAAATACTCTAACTAGGTCATCTGCATCTGCTGTCTTCTGTGCCTTAGCGATCTGAGATACGAACTCAACCTCAACACCCCTACCTTGGATAATCTCTGGCGCAGGTTTGAATAGACCCTTCTTAGCTAGGATAGAGAACACTCTATCCACTAATGGCTTCAATAATTCAAAGTGCTGTCTACCAAGTACAGGCCCTAGCTTACGTAACTGCTCCTCTCTTCTCTGAACAATCTCCGTAGCTGTCATTCTATCAGCTTCACGAATCTGTAACTGGTCAATGAAAAAAGCTTTCTCAATATCACCTGTAGTTATCTGAATCAACTGCTCACCTAGGCCCGGATTAGACCCTGTAGTGATCGGCTCAATCCTATCCTTAGTACCTGCTCTATAGTAGTTAATACTCCCCGGAGCAGACCTTAGTGGTAATACAACACCTGTATCTGGTGCCTGTAATGGTGGGTTGATCGCCTTCTGAGCTGCCTGTATCACAGACTTCTTCATCTCATTAAGCATACGAATATCAGGCATTGCTGTCATAGCAGGTGACCTACCATATACCTCACCTGAAACCTTAGACCAACGAGTTACCACATACGGCATCTCATTGAACCCTGATTCCTTAAGCACATGTCCATCCTCTAACACAACATGAAAAGATGCGAAGGGCTTATTCGTTACATTTATCTTCTGTGGGTCAAACGATTCTCTTGGCTCTACCAAATGAATGATGGTGAACTTCTTCTGTTCAGCATCGTTAAGAGAATCCTTGATAGTATCATTAACATTATCTTCACCAAATTCTTGTATAATCTGGCGAGCTGTCATCTGACGTTTAAAAGCTACAGTATCAACTAAGCCTTTGTTGTTCTCATCAATATACGCCATATAGATCGGACGTGATAGGAACCTAACTCCTAACTCATCGTCTTCCTCAATCAATAGTAGCGAAGTACCAAAACTACCTAAGTCCATAAATACTTCATGTATCTGTGGTTGGAAGTTCGATTGGTTCATTACATTAATCATTCTTTCTGTAGAATCCTGCAACCACTCCTGTACTGATTGGAGTGCATCTAAGTCTCTATCACCAGATGACAAGCCAAACCAAGTCGTCGCCGGGTTTGTGAGCATCCCGTGTAATGCCGAAGCTAATGCTTCGTTTGTGTGGATTGGCATACCTGTGAAGATACGTCTTCCACGCTTGTCCCCGCCAGTTCTTGTTTGCCATATATCATCCTTGTTAGGAATTACATATCGGGCGACTTCTTCCCAATTATTCTCCCAATTAACTCTCTGACCTTCCATACGCTTAAACTTGCGTAGAACTTTCTGACCTGTTTCATTTGAATCTGTCGTTATAATAGTCATATCCTATCCTAATAAAGTTGGTTGCTCTGCTTGTGGTGTTAATATGTTAGCTGTCTGAGTAGTGACACTCCTAGCTCCACGCTGTCCTCTAGGGTCACGCGCCTCTGGTAACTGTGCATCCTCTACCAATGAAACATCTACCACCTCTTCTGATCTTTGCTTCGGCATAAGTCTACCAAACTGGTGACCTACATCTTTAAATAACTTAGAACCGAAATCCTCAGTAGCTTCACCAATTCCTCCGAATAGGGAAGTCAAAGGCTTCTCTACTAAGTCTCTAGTTATATCCGTAGCACCCTCAGCTACATCACCTACGAAATCGGTTACATCCCCTAAAGCATCATCAATAAAACCAAAAGCCATGTTATCTCCTAAATGATATCGTAATCATCCATTATTGCCTGTCTTTGTAAGTCTTCCGTATTACGACGACCTGTACGAGCAGGGTTGTATATCAGACCTAATTGCCTGAAAGCATCTGACCCATTAGAAGCCCAATCATGTAAAGGCTTATCCATAAACATCTTAGCCTTTGTATCATACTTCCTCTGATAATTCTTCAACGCTGCTAACCCCTGCGCACAGTTCTGACCATCGAACCAACACTTAGGGAGTATCATCCTCACGGCATGGATACCATCAGCAACACTCTGTCTCTGTACTATATTAGTCCTTAATCCTAAATCCATCAAGGTTTCTTGTCTAGTCTGACCTGTCCCTAATTCCCTAGCCGCTCCATCGTGAGGTATATAGTGATCCCCATACACGTACGGCTTAAGCTTAATCTCTGCGGCATACCACTCAAGACCCTTACCTGCCATCTCTATATAATCAATGACGTGAATCTCATTACCTACGTACTGGACAAACCAGATAGCAGTAGTATCGGATACCCCCAAATCCCAAAAGGTATCAACAGGTATAGTGTTGTCATAAGGTACTTTAGTAATCTGACCTGCTTTCTCCAAGTCGTTAATATACTTACCATAGTAGGCTCCCATCAATGCAGCTGCGAATGAACACTCATATTCCTGATCGTATTCTTCCTCCGTCATCGTCGCCCGTGCATCCTCTAATTCATCAAACTCCAATACCTTAGTCTCTGATGCCCTGTGGATTGCCACATACCAAGAATCAATACCCTTAGCTGCGTTAAATATATCCCAGAAATGGTTCTGCCCTTTAGGTGTACCAATAAATATAGCCCACCCCCTACGGTCAGATAGTGCAGGACGTATTACCTGCCCCCAAATCGTAGGGTCACACTGCGCATACTCATCCAGAATACAACCATCCAAGTAAATACCACGCAATGAATCAGGGTTCTCAGCCCCTAATAACATAAATCTAATCTTATCACCCTTATCAGGGCGAGCAATATCAATCCGTAAGTCACCCTCATGTACCTTCACACCCGGAATATTCTTAGTAAAGTCTTTCAAATACTCCCAAGCAACCCTCTTGGCCTGCCCGTATGTTGGTGCAATATAAGCATACTGCGGATTCTTCAAGTCACATCTAAGCCCTTGGTCAATCATCTCCATAATAGCAAAGACTGTTTTACCAAAACGCCTGTGACATACCAGTACGTTAAACCTCTTCAGCTTCCCATGTAACCTAGCCTGAAACGGTCTAGGCGTATAGCCCATCTCTATGACCTGCTTACCTGCGTAAGCGTCCACCTCTTCGGGTGTAGGCATCAATGGATCTGAATATACGTTATATGGGTTGCTCATTAAGATAACCTTTTCTTCTTCTCTCTAATTGGATCAACTATCTTAGAAGGTGGTCTATTCATCCCACCCGGCTTAGTCGGATCAGGTGCAAGATCATATAGTCTCTGTATATGCTGGCGTACTCTATCTACACCATAAGACTTCATCAGCTCTATAGTCCCCTCCCGTGGGAACCCTGCTCTAACTGCCGCATCAAGGACACCACGGCCCACCTGCTCTTTAGTCTGCATAGAATCAATACCTAAATCAGCCATTGTCTGCTTAACCAGTTGAGTAGCAGCTACCTTAACTCTACGAGAGGATAGTCTACCTTCAGGTGTGGTTTCTAAATCCTTGAACTTAGACATTACTTACTCGCTTTCTTTTTAGATACCTTCTTCTTAGCTTTCTTCTTCACTACTGGCTTCTCCTCAGTCTTCGGTTCCTCCGATTTCTGCTCCGATAGCTTCAATAGCTTCTTCTCTTCCGCTTCCTTCTGCTCCATGAACGTGTTGAATGGAATCCTCTGACCGTTCACCAATACAAATTTCTTCATTATTTACCTCTATAGTAGTTGGTTCTCTATTTATTCCAGTGTTTATTACAATCATAGCAGGAGCCGCGCTCTGCTGCAACACTTGTGGTTTAGCATTGAAAGCCTCTGGATTGCCACGTTCCGCTAATTTGAGGAATCCGTCGAACTGTAACTTATGCCCCGGAACTTCCTCCTTACTTGCACCATCCGCTCCCTTAAGTACCTCAACTGCTTTATCGTGGTAGTATTCTGCTCTATCCTTCCTAGCTATCTCCAAATTCTTTTTAAAATCTGGGTGGAATCTGCGCCAATTATACATTAAATGTAGAGGCGGCATCCCCTCAATCTCTGATATCTCATTCAGAGTCTTCCCTTCCCTCACCAAGTTGCAGATCGCTTCCGCTATTTCCAAACTGTAGACGAAACTTGCGACGAGTCTCCCTGATGTCGCTACCAGTTCCCCTGTGTGGATATTGAATGTCTCTAATTCTTTTGTCTGCTTGTTTAGCAGTGTCATTGTGCTGCTTGTTTCCAAGGTTACCTCCCTTATGAAGACCTTTCTTTAGCTTCCTGACAACATTAGTCAGGTATCTATAGCGTCGATTCGCTTTTTTTAATTTATTCCTTAGCTCTTTATTCTCTTCCCAGAGCTTCTTCAATAGTTCTTGCTCTTTATCCATAACATAGCGTAGCAGTGTCGCCAAGAAAAAGGAAGCCCCAGCTCATGGAAAACTGGGGCGGCGAACTAAGAGTTTTTCTGGCGAAGAAAAGACACTACTCAATGCTATACGGTTTACTGTTTTGGGTCATTGGGTAGTGCGTCATAGTATAATCGGTTTTTTGGTCTGTAGGCTAGGGGTGACCTATCGATGCCCTACAAGTTATAAAGGGGGGAGCCCCGACCCGCTAAAGCGCGCGCATACGCGCCCACGCGCCCGCGATGAATGAACGGGTGCGCCCGTGCTATACATCACCGCCGGTTCGGTGTCACATCGACACTAGGCTACCTGATTTCAGCTACTTACAACTTGGCACAGGGCTTGCTTGTTAATTGGCAACGACATCATGGGCAATTGTGCTTGTGATAATATGCACTACTAAATCACGAACAGGTGAGGCGTAGGCACAAGGTGAGGGGTGAATATGAGCTTTAAGGTGAAATTAATAACTATGAAACTAGAAGAAGCTAAGATTTCAAGGGATGTGGAGATTTTAAGGGATGTGTACGACAAGCAAATAATAACCGGCAGATACTTACGGAAATTGGAAAAGTCTAAAAGATTAGTAGATAGATTATACAACCAACTGCTAGATGCTTATGGAGTACCACCGTTACCAAAACAATAGAACTTGGCATGATACGTGCATAATAATAGTAAACGTGACGCTAATGTCACATAATAGCCAAATAATGGCAAAGGATAGAATTATGAGTATTTTCGATGGAATTAAGATTGACGTTGTTAAACCAGTAACAAGAGATGGAGAGG